GGGAGAAAGGTAGTGATAGTTTATGACTTTCGCTACTGTGTCCCGCCATACCCCGAGTACGTTGACGGTATTGCTATCAAGCTTACCGAAGGCACGGCATGGGTCAATCCCCTCGCCGCTCGCCAGGCTCTAGGTGGGGATGTCAAACTCCATTGGCACTATTGGCTACCCAATGTAGACCCTAAGAGGCAAGCTGCGCATTACGTCAATGTCGCTAGCTACTTCCAAGGTGAGCAGGTATTAGACTGCGAGAGTACCTATGCCGCCGTCCGGGGTGCTACCCCTGGTCAGATCAAAACTTGCATAGATGAGATTGAATTTCTGTCTGGCACGTCCTGTTGGCTTTATACCCGCCGCTCCTGGTGGGCATACAGAGTTGGAGTGACTACATGGGGTGGAGGACACAAATTATGGGTGGCGCATTATGGGGCCATTGGCAAACCTGCTATTCCTGCTGAGTGGTCAACCTATGACGCATGGCAATTTCAGGGAGACACTTACTGGCCGGGGTTCGTCTACGCAGATGGTAAGCCCGGACGGGTAGACGTAAACCACTTTTTGACTACTCCGTAGAAAATAGGAAGCCGTTCTTAGCAGACATGCAGAGGCCCACAGGAAGCCCCACAACGAGTTCAAAATTTCGTCAGGCTTCAGATACTGCCCCAAAATCAATTCCCCAAGAGGGCTTATTTTGCACGATCAATTTTCCGAAATACCCTATTCCTAAACTGATGCCCCCACCTATTGACATAGACCTTCGCCGCATGCTATTGTAGATAGTAGAGCAGCAACACACTTCGGTTATTCCCCGGTTCCACACACAACCTAAGAACACAAGCGAAGCCGGTCAGTCCGGCGCTAAAACCTTTATGGGGGACAAGATGAACAACAAGCAACGAGAACATGCAGAAAGTAGCGCCGAGGTCGATCTAATGATCCGGCGGGTTCTGCCCGAACTGACGAACATGGAACTCATAACGCTGTGGTTGACGTACGGAATAGGGTTAGGGAATAACGAAGTGGCGGAGCGGTTGCATGTAAGCAAGCAAAGAGCATTTCAATACCGGCGGAACATAGGGGCGAAGATGATCCGACTAGGTGTAGCCGACCCTAAGTATTCGAATACATCTGGCAAACACAACGGCAAGTTTACAGCTTCGGACGGTGCCGACCCCGCAGATCGGCTAGAACAGGAGATAGAGAATGAGTAGCAGACTGTTGATTGACGAGTACCCGGTAATGGTATTACCAAGCCTTGCTAAAAGGTTTGGCGTATCTCAGGCTATCGTACTTCAGCAAGTCCACTTCTGGTTGACTAATCAGAAGATTGGTAAAGAGGTTGACGGGCGGCGCTGGTTTTACAACTCAGCCACAGAATGGCAGACCAATTTTCCCTGGTGGACTGCCCGCTACTGCGCCAAGATACTGGCCGAACTACGGGAGATGGGCATACTACTAGCTAGAGGAGACCTGAACGAGTGGAAAATTGACAACACGCTTTGGTGGTCAATTGACTATGACAGGCTACAAGAGGTGCTGGGAGGCGCTGGAACTGTAGGGCCAGCCGTTGGAACTGTAGTTCCAGACAATACCATAGTAACTACAGAGACTACCTCCCTTCTAGGTAACTCCGGTAATTATAGAAGAATTAGTTTTTTGCCCGGAGAGGGGAGTGAACGGGCGGCAGCATTACCCCCTGTAAAAACGAAGACCCCCCCGGTTGCGGCAACCCCCCCATTGAGGATACGCTAATGCTGGCAATTGAGGAGCGGTTTTGGGCTAAGGTTGACCGGCGGGGTCCAGACGAGTGCTGGGAATGGCAAGGCGAACGGAATAGTTATGGCTATGGGCGGTTTCAGTTAGGCAGCCGCAGGATACAAGCTCACCGGGTAGCGTTTACCCTTGCCACCGGTCATAGACCCGAGGATTGTGTATTGCATCGTTGCGACCGGCGGGCTTGCGTCAACCCCAGTCATCTATTCTCCGGTACACGTCAAGAAAATCAAATAGACATGGCCCGGAAGGGTCGGGGGGCAAACCTGAAGCTGACTAATAGCGACGTTAGAAAGGTTCGGGAGTTACATTCTAAAGGCTGGTCAAACTCAAGGTTAGCTACTGAATTCAATGTGCGTCAGGATACCATATCAAAAATTATCCGAGGGGTTGACCGTAAATATGTTTAGGGCTTTAGCCCTGGAGTGCAGACATGACCAGTACGAGTTACAACAAGGCTGTATCCGATTACCTTACAGTAGCCCTGGAGCGTAAGGTGTGGAATTGCTTGGTAGAGAATGGACCCATGACCCGGCGGCGGCTCAGCAAGCTGCTACACATACAGCCTAGCGGGGTGTCAAAACCAGTAGCGTCTTTATTGGACAAGGAGTTTATAGGCGTAGCTTATCGGGGGACAGATAGTGCAACTGGCTACACCGTAGACTATGTGCAAGCTCTACCTAATGACAATGATAGGTAGGATAGAATAAGCGCATAACTTCGACAGGGGCGGCGGCTATTCTGAGGTGCCGAGAGCCAGAATCGAACTGGCGACACCGCGATTTTCAGAATTCGGCTTAGGGCAACTCGCCGTCTCTCTCTTAGAGAGGGGCTGCTATGTCTCCAGATACGCTTGCGATTTTGCAGGACTTCTTACTGTCCCGGCGGGCTAAGGGTTGCGCTCCTTCTACGGTCTACTTCTACCAACGAACCCTAAAGACATTCCTAGCTAGTCTACCCGTTGAGCTTCCCGAACTTCGGCCCCCGCACGTTAGAGCCTACTTGACCTCTCTAATGAATAAGGGTATCAAGCCACACCCCGCCGCTAGAGCAGTTAGAGCTTTGGTTAGGTTCGCCCACCGAGAGGGCTACATACCTGCGGCGGTCCAATTCGAGATGCCTAAGTACGTTCGCCCAGCTATGCGGGTATTGACCGAAGTAGAGACTAAGGCACTACTAGCCGCATGTCTCAAACCTAGAGAGCGGGCGGCTATCTCCCTACTGTTGGACACAGGACTGAGGCGGGCTGAGGCGTGTAGCTTACGATGGGCAGACGTTGACTTTGAGGGCGGGTCGTTGGTAGTTCGGAAGGGTAAAGGCTCTAAGCATAGGGTAGTAGGGATAGGCAGTACAGCCAGGCGGTCATTACTGAAGTTACCCCACCAAGGCGAGTACATCTTAGGACTTAGATCAAGTGGCCTGCGAATGCTGGTTGAACGAGTGTCCCACCGGGCCGGGCTAGTAGGTATTGGTTGTCATGTATTGAGACGCACAGCGGCTACTGCTCTAACCCGTAATGGGATGGGGACCTTCGCCTTACAACGGACACTGGGCCACGCAAGCATAGCAACGACGCTACTCTATGTGAACTTGGCTAATGAAACCATCGTAGCCGCTCACCAACAGGCAAGTCCACTCGATAACTTACGTTCAAAATAAAATATAGCGAATATAGTACCCTTCCGAGGGCCGCCTCTTTTTTTGTGCGGTGATATTTTTTGTGAAGTGGCGTCCTAGACGGTTGTACAGTTTTGTTGTACAATAGAGTATAGAAGCCAAAACACTGGAGTTCTTTGAAGAAATCCGACGGTAGTTTTTCCCCCAAGCATGAAGTATTCATTTCAGAGTACGTAGCTACTCTCAATGGATCAGAAGCGGCGAGACGAGCGGGCAGTCCTGCAAAATCCGCCGCTAATTATGCGTCCAGACTTTTGACCAATCCCGAAATCAAAGCCGAAGTAGATAAGCGTATTGCTGCTCGAACTGTCCAGACTAAGATGTCTGCGGGTGAGATCATAACCCGTATCGAAAATCAAGCTACGGCAGACATAGCGATTTTTCTCAAGCCGGGAACTCTCGAATTAGACCCTGAAATGGTACATGAGTTTGGTCATTTGATTCAGTCCATTATCCTAACTAAAGATGGTTGGCGCATACGAATGTACGACGCACAAAAAGCATTGGAACTTCTAGGTAAGACGAAGGCACTTTTCGTAGAGCGTCAGGTGCTAGAGATGCTGGAGGGCATGGAGGTCATTGACACGGATGGGCAAGAGATTAGTAATCAGAGTACCTCCGCCTCATTCTCTGCAAGCGCAGATCGAGGACTCATTAGCTAAACGAGTTGTCGTAAACGCTGGCCGCAGGGCCGGCAAGACAACGATGGCTGCTCGTAAAGCAATACGGTTAGCGAATGCTGGCCGCAGGGTTTTATACACCGCCCCTGTTTTTGCACAAACTGAAGCGTTCTGGGACCTGATGGTCGCTTGGCTGTGGGATGCTATCAAGCTGGGCATGGTCTATAAGAATGATACGAAGCGCATGCTGATCTTTTCGAAGACCGGCGGGCGCATCGTAGCTAAGACAGCCTCCCGCCCTGACCACCTTCGGGGCGAATACGCTGACTTCATTCTGTTCGATGAGTATGCATACGCTGACCCCGATGTTTGGGAAAAGGTTGGCGGGCCGATGCTATTAGACAATGACGGCGACGCTTGGTTTATATCGACGCCGAACTTACGCAATCATTTCTTCCTGCTAACGCTACAAGCGCAGGAGAATACCGACGGGCGCTGGGAGTTTTTCACCTTCCCATCTCACGCTAACCCGCATCTATCGCAGGATGCAATTACTGAGATGGCGAAGGACATGACCGACCTGGACTACCGACAGGAAATCTTAGCTGAGTTTGTGTCCGGTGAGGGTCAAGTCTTTAGAGCAATAAGAGAGGATTTCCTACCTGCTCCTACTTGGGAGCAGATGATACAGGAACACAAGGGACACCGAATTGTAGCCGGGTTGGATTGGGGTAGGCGACATGACTTTACAGCTTTTAGTATTGGTTGTGCTACCTGCTCCAAGGAACTAATCCTGAAACGGTATCGGGCCGAAGACTACCCGACGCAGCGAGACATTATCAAGGGCATCTATACCCGGCTGGCTGAGAGCGCATTGACCCTGGAGATATTGTCTGAAGAGAATTCGATGGGGCAGCCGAACATCGAACAGATGCGCCAGGATGGCGTACCAGTCAACGGGGTACTCGTAACGAATGCAGTCAAGGCTCAGCTAGTGCAAGGGTTACGGCTGGCATTCGAGCAGCGTTCGTGGAAGTGGATATGGGACGAAGCTGGCTGGCGGGAAATCGAAGGCTACCAGGCCAAGGTAACACAGACCGGGGCCATTAGTTATTTTGCACCAGAGCTTATTCACGACGATAGCATAGTAGCACGCTACTTGATGCTTCAGCAATCTAAGACAGGACATTTCACGTTGGGGTGATTATGCAAATAAGAGATGGGATTTATTCTCCACGTTCTCAGTATCGAGTGGTCGATAGGCCGGAGTGGTACTACCCCGGCCCTTGGGAATTATCAACTGGCAAACGTACTGCGGGTACAAAGTATAGCCGCAGTCCGTGGGCTTTTGCATGTATGCAGATTAGGGGCAGCGAGTTAGCTAACTTGCCTTGGCGATTGGTTGATGGCAGCGGTCGGATTGTAGAGCAGCATCCGCTAATCGACATGCTAAATACATTCGGGCGGGAGAGTAACTACTCTGAGAGCGTTCAGTCTACGGAGATTGACTTGCTGATGCAGGGTAAAGCGTTTTGGCTTAGGGATGCAGACCTACTCCAGCGGTTGAACCCGTCCACTATTGAACCTAAGGTATCCGCTGCTGGGATTTCTGAGTTCGTACAGACCATTGACGGCAAGATAGTCAACCGATTTGATAGGGAAGAGGTTGTGTACTTTCGGGAGTACAACCCCGACAATGACCTATTGCCCGGTGTAGCAGTTATGGAAGTGGTCAAACAAGCCGTTAGCGTAGAGTATGAAAGCGGGTTCTATGTAGAAGCATTTTTCAAGAACGACGCAACGCCGAGCGTTCTATTGAGCACCGAGCAGACCGTACAGGAAGGCGAGATGAACAAGGTGAAGGCTTGGTGGGTCAAGAGTTTCGGCGGCAGCAAGAAGGCCCACAAAGTAGGGTTTGCAGACAAGGGGCTGAAGGCGCAAATCCTCTCAACCTCTCTGCGAGATATCGCTCTAGTAGAAGTTAGAGATCAAGCTCGCAATGATATCTGCGCCGGTATGCGAGTTCCTAAAATCCTGGTGGGTGCAATGGAAGAAGCTACCTATGCGAATGCACAGGAAGCCCGGAAGTTTATGATCGAGGACCTAATCATCCCTCGCAGCACTTATTACGCCGACGTTATCAATGCAGATTTAGTACAGAGGGTAGACCCCGGTGTCACGTTTGAGTTTGACCCGGAGAGCTTACAGATTATGCAAGAGGACTTGACTAGCAAGTGGGCTCGATTAGACCTCGCTATTCAGCGGGGCGCTATCTCCGCAGAGTTTGCCCGGCAAGAAATGGGCTGGCCGGAAACCGCCGCCCCTAGTGTTCAACCTACTCCAGAGCAAGCAACCCTGCGTAGCTGGGCTAAGAAGTCTAAGAACGCAATCAAGGCCGGGCGGGATGCAAACGTAGAATTCGAGACCGACGAAATTTCTCTAGCTACACAGGCGGCGATCCGCTCGAAGTTGGCGGGCGTAACTACAACCGCCGAAGTGGACAAGGTATTTGCAAATGGCCGAAGTTGAGGTGATTGTAGACCAGGCTCAGTTGCTAAAAGTTGGTCAGGCTTTGACCGATCTGGAAGCTCGTAAGTTTATCAAGCCCGCTCTACCGCCATTAGCGAAGACGATCATCAAAGTAGTTAGTCCGTACCCTAAAGAGGGTACTCGCCTAAAGAGTAGACAACGAGTACGCAAGGAACGAGCACAAGCTAGAGCTATCGGGGGCAGCCTGTTGGCGAGTTTTGTGTCAACGCAAGATGAAGCCGGGGCTCCGGTGCAATACAAACGAACAGGTACGTATGGGCAGCAGTGGGCGGTCTCCGTTCATGGGGACCTGGAAGTCGGAGTAAAGAACGACGCAGCCTACGCCGGTTACGTAGGTGGTCTGGACGCTAGCCCGGATGGTAAGGGCGGCGCTAAAGGCAATCAGCCGTATACATGGCGCTATGGATGGCAGCGGCTAAAGAAAATTATGCAGGATAACTTAGGACCTTGGATTTCTGAAATGGAGCACAAGGCGTTCAAGTTGTGGGAGCGATAAATGGAACGAACAATGTTATTCAATGAAGCTGGAGCAGTAAGGGCAATCCTTGACGGTGACAAGCGCCTATTGGAAGTTCTCGCCGCTCCGTTTGGGTCATTTACTAAACAGGACCGACTAGGCCAGTGGCTATCTGCCCGTACTAATTTCATGATTGGTATAGGGGACCGGCGGCCTGTTCTCTACATGCACGGACGTTCACCTAGAAATAGAGACATGCAGCGACCTACTGCGATCGGAACTGCCGTCGTTTCGAAGATAGACGAACAGGGTCTATGGATGACTACAGAGTTAGATGGATCGGAATTATCAACGAGAGCCTGGGAAGCCGCCAAGATAGGTCAGGCAAGAGCTTCCACGGGCAGTGTCAATTATCTTGTGCGTCCACAGGACCGGAAGGCTAAAGGCGAAGTAGAAGTATGGCCTATAGCCGAGTTGTCCATTTGGGACATAGCTAACGGCATGCAGCCGGTCAGCGACGATGCAATTGTCTTACCTTTACGTGCAATTTTCAATGAGCTAAATCTCGAAATGCCCGAAGCATTCCAGGCTGGTGAGGCTACGAATATAGGGAATGTCGAGTTACCGCTCTCAATCCTAAGTACAACTGGAGGACATAATAAAATGTCTACCGAAATTCAACAGGCTGTGGCAGAGGCGCTAGCCGCCCAGACCGCAGCCAATGCAGCGGAAGCTGCTAAAGAAGTTGCCCTTCGAGCCAAGATCGAAGCTGAGATGAAGGCCGACCCAAAGTATCGGTCAGTCTTCGCAATCAACAAGATCACTGGTGACAAGGGACTACCTGCTGAGAAGCAGGAAACATTCGCATACGTACATGCATTGCGAATGGCTGGTCTAAATCGTGACCCCGGAGCCTTCCGAGTTCTGGAAGAGAGTGAGGCTACCGAAGGTGGACCTATGGTCCCCGCCG